AACGTCTCTGATAATACCTGGCTTGTAGATGATAGCATCACCAGTCAGGAAACCATGGTCGATATTATTTGTAAGGACAAGAGTTTGGTTATCTGACTCTGGAGAACCAGAGAAAGTAATCTTCTTATCATATGGGTCGGTGAAAGTATCGGAATAGTTGGGGAGTGAGTTAGATGCAACTGCAACATCACCGTTGAACTTCTGATAAACGTTCTGAATATTACCAACAAAACTATTCAGATAAGGATACTTACCTGAGTTACCTTTGAGAAGTTGGTTCTCAACTTTATTGTATGCAATACTTCCGACGTTTGCTGCCAACTTTGCGACAAAGCTAAACTCACCAGAAGATCTTGTAACCTGGCCAGGAAGTTGGAGTCCACTGTTACTGATAAGAATGATATTGTATCCAGGTCTCAGGAAGTGATTGTCCTTTACAGTAATCTGATATGACAATTCAAGTTCGTCAATCAGGTCAATACTTTCAATATTCCACTGAGTCTTAACGTTGGAGTACCAGTTCTGTGATCTCTCGTCACCTCTTACAATACCCAGAGACTGAATATTGATAGTATCATTTTCATTATAAAAATATGAGTTCTTATTTAACTTAAACTCTTTGAGAGTTGATGTAATTCTAACTTGAACAGGATTAGATGTATCAAGACCAACGTACCCATAGGAGTTATCGTCAAGTCTAATATCGATCTTCTGAAGGTATTCCTCATCTACACCAGAACAATTAAAGAACTGGTTGATATTCTTTCCAGTATATGCAATAGCAACTTGATCACCAATAGAGTTCTCGACAATCAGTTTACCGGTTTGTGGAAAACCAATAGTAGAATCAACATCGATGATAGTTGCACCCACTCCGATGTTGTTGAGGATCTTAGTTTTGGGGTTAGGCTTGAACTCACCAAATACTGAACCTTTTACACTGATATCTCTTGCAAAACCATAGTCGATTGCAATCTGATAATATTGTCCTTGATCATAATTGATCTGTTGAACATCAGAAACAGAACCTCTAGCTCCTGTGGAGTCTTGGAACAAAGTAAGGTTCTTGAGAAGAAGGGGGTCACCTGTGATCGATTCAACTACAAAGTCCTGTGTAACTTTGTAATCTGCATCAGAAGGTCTGAACAAAAACTCACTTGGTTTGATAATATCTACTTCTTCACCATAGAGAGCTCTGAAGAGAATCTTGAATGACTGGTCTGTACCCTTTGACTTATAGAAACTATCAACGTTGTACAGGAAGTTTCTTTGATCAACACCGTCAAAGAGTGGTCTCTCATTGAAACCAGGTGCAATCTGATTTTTTACCTTCTTGAAAAACTCTTGAAGGAAGATAATATTGAGGTTGTGAATAGTTGTGCCACTTGTATGTGCGGCAATCTGTGTGGTTTCAAAAGTAAGTTGGTCTGGTTTGTTACCAGAGACATATGTTGTAATACCACTGAACCCTCTGGTGCAGTTTACGAATGAGTTATTGGTGATAGATTCATAATGAATGATCTCATCGTCAATCTTGATAAGACCATTGGTTTCAGGGAAACCTTCTGTGAAGTTTGTGAGAGCTGCAGTGGGGATCGTGGTGGCAGTGTAATCCAGATCACCATTCAGTGTAGTTGAGGTCTTGAGTGAAAACAGTTCATCTATCTTTACATACTGATCGATATTTTGGATCAGATCAAAGGTTCCACCCTGATATTCCTGGGATTTGTAATATTGTTTAACAAACTCTGGAAGAAGAGGAAAGTCTTCCAGAACATATCTAGGAAATTGATTCTCAACAATATCCTGAAACTTAACTCTATCTACTGCCATTGTCGATTAGTAAGAATATGAACTGGATGAGGATGAACCTGTTGATGCTGGTGGAGTGTAAGTGGGAGTGGAAGGTGAAGGTGTAACTGTAGGTGTAGAAGATGGAACAACTACATTAGGATTAACTCTGTTAGAGATAAGTGTAGCTCCTGAGTCCACAACTTCAGAAGTTTCACCAGAAGAAACAATAGGAGTTCTTCTCACCAACTTACTTGAGTAACTAGAACTTACAATGTAGTTGGTTCCAGATACATCTGCCCCAGACTCAATACGGTCTGGCAACATATTTACCTTCATATTAAAGGTATCTAATTGAAGATACAAATCTTGTAGTCCAATCACATCATTTGAAAAAGGTGTAGCCGAGATCTCGATTAAGTTAGTTCCACGGAATACATCCGTTTGAATAATATTGATTGGGTTCAGTTTGATTTCACCTTTCATATAATCAATAGTACCAATTGATCTTCTCAGGATAACTGGTTCAGTAGGAGAATTGAGTTTGAACAGGAAGATAGTTCCAGTCTTCAAATCAAAGTTGGGGTTGTCTCCAAGATAGACAGTATCTGAGATACCACTAATCTTGAAACCTGAAGAACGAATGTTATATCCAATCGATCCGTTATGTGTTCCGTGTCCGTGATTGTTAATCTGGAAACGATTTCCGAAACAGATCTCATATTCAGTGAACTGATTCATAGTGGCTTCCATGTCTCTTCTGATATCCACAATCGTGATATTAGAAGTAACTGACTCGTGACTTTCGTCTACAATTCTTTGGAACTTACTATATTTGAATCTTGCCCCAAACTTATTTAACTCAGTTGAATTAGCGTAGGTATTTGTATTCTGAGTTACCAAGGAAGATACGAAAGTGGCGTTGGGTGCCATATTGGAGTTGTAGTATACTTGAGAGTCAGTCTCAACATACAGATACTTCAGGTCAACGATCTCTGTGATAATACCTGCAACTGAATACTTGTTGATCTGTCTCTTGATATTATTTTTAATATCACTTGAGAGGAAAACACCGTTGGTAGGTTTAATACTCACAAAAACCTTACCGTATTGTGGTGGTGTCAGTTCTTCTCCACCAAAGGCCGAAATAGATTCAGTCTCAGGATAGATGGTAGGAACGATAGCTTCAAAGTCTGCTGCTGTGACTGCCCTGTTCTGTGAGGAGTAGATCTGAGTTGCGTACTTCTTGACTGACTCAACACTCTCAATCGAACTTCCACCATAGGAAGGTTCGTTCACTGCCACAAGGGACACACCAGCGGTGATAGCGTTATTGTTGTTATCTCTCAGTGTTCCTGCGTATCTAAGGTTTGAGATACCGTTACCGTCTGCACCGTTACAACTAATATACTTCACTTCAATGAAGTTTGGTTCCTGTAGTGCAACACCAAATACACCGTCACCAAACATTACCTCATATCTCTCGGAATCAATCTCCTGAAGATAATATATGGGGGTCTCAGGACCAACACCGAACAGACTATCAAACTGGTTGAAGATACGTGTGACAGTCGAGTTCTCCGACTCCTTGACACTGACTCTCAATAGTGAGGTGTCAATACCAGAGTTAGGGAGAATAAACTTTTGAGTTTGGTTTCTAGATGATACAGTGAAGGTTTGAACTAGGTATGAACCTTCATAGACATCAATATTGTTAAAGGTAGCTTGACCGTTTGAATCAACGGGTACAGTGATATCGTTAGGAATAGAGAAAGTAAAGTTATCTGATCCTCTTACCGTCTTAGAAGATACTGCGACGATACCAGCCTTAAGTGTAACTAACGTTGCTGATGTGTTTTGTACATCAACCTCAAAAGAAATATTACTTACAGAAGCCTTTCTAGACCTTGGAAGATAACCAACGTTTCTTGCCAGAGATACCACGTTCTCTCTCAACGTAGCACTATCGATGAACACCTCGTTAGTCACCATATTGGTGTTATACGAAGTGATATACGTGTTATATGCTAGAGTATCGATTATCGTTGATAAGTTCGATCCTTCAAAATCATAGTCCGTGAAGTTTGAGTTAGCACGAAGATAGTCTTGAATGGATGCCTTGATTTGATCGAAATCTAGATTACTAAAATTAACTAGAGGCATTTTACCTGGTTAGCTCTAAGGCGAATGAGAGTTGTTGTGGTTCGACTTCAATACCAATAATCTTAAACTTAATAACGATGTCATATGCGTTGTCATCGTATTGAGGTGTAACTATTACATCGAGTAGTTCAACTCTTGGTTCAAAAGTGTTGATAGTGTGTTCAATTTCAGATCTAATGTTCATAGATGTCATTTGATCCATGGGATCAAACAACAGACGAGATACCCCAGAACCCAAAGTAGGGTTGAAAGGTCTCTCACCAGGCACCGTCATAATCAAATTACGAAGAGAACGAGCAATGGCACTTTGGTTAGTTGCAACAATCAAGTCATCCGTTATAGGATTAACTTTGAATGTTGCACTAATATCTTTGAACCCTTGACTTATCCTTTGAACAGGCACTTAGTGATACAACAAATCTTACTTTATTTAGACCACTAATCTTCAATTAATGTTATCTGTTCAGAGCCGCAAGTACAGATGTGATCAGGGTGAGAACAATCACTTGTTTCAAAAAGTCCATCAGTATTTTGTTGTCTCTTATTCTTTGGAGTTTGGTCATCGTTTGCAATCTCCCTCAGCATCTTTTGATGTTGATCGTTAGCCAAGTTGTCTAGAAAATCGTTCATAGCTATCCTTTTAAGTATGTATCACTGTGGGTCCTGATATCGTCCCTCTTGTGAGTGGTACATATCAATTGAATCTTCTTGTGTCTCTTCTTCTTCTCTTCTCTCTTTGGCAGTCTTCCAGAAGTATTCATCTTCACGACCCATACCAAGACGATCAAAACCATTCTCTACAGAATAATATTGAGTTGATACCTTGAAGTCTGGCATCTTAGGATCTTCTGGTGTCAGACTGTTATCATAGATACGCATCCTATTATTAGGATACAAGGCATACTGGCCGTTCTCCAGTTCAATCAAGTTGTGTGACTTATGTTCTGCAGGGTTCTCTGAAGTGGCACAATCAATAATATCATTATCGGGGTGATAGTTATCAATAGTACAAACGTATGTACCTTTCATAATACCATGGTCTCTGGTATAAAGTTCATAGTCCATACTACCAATGAACTGTTTAGTAATAGCCATCACACCATAGTCCATACAGTTCCAGAACTGTAGGTTAGGAAGGTTCATATCAGGTGAAGGAGTTTCAGGTCTGGATAAGAAAGCTCCAATTGGTAGTTTGTCATACATTGCCGCATACTCTGGGAGATATGTCTCAAAGTAGAATGCACGACCTGGGATAGACTTACAGGAGACCCAGACCCCTTTCACGAACTCTCCGAACCCAGACTGGTGGTCGGTGAGGTATTCCTTTCTTACCCACACTTCAACAGAGGGTAGGTTGCAAATCAGAGATGCCATAAGACACTATCAGTTAATATATCTATACAGTTAAAGCATACCCAGTAACATAATACCGAATGCTAAAAAGGTTGTGAGAATGAGTAACCCACTCATCCACCACAACCATTGTGGAATCTTATCGTCCTTGACCACGATATCTTTTCTTAGCTCGACTGTTGGACTTGGCAGAATACTTAGTATGCTTACCTGATCCCTGTTGTGTTTTCTTGGGAGTACTCTCAATGAATACATTACCCAGTAGTGACTTCTTAACCTTTGCCATAATTTAGTACCTCAAATAACACGAGTTTTTTCATGACCCACACGGATACGAGGATCACACCAGATCTCGTAACCTGCCTCAATTGCATCCAGACAGAACGAGACATCCTCACCACACATATCCTGAACGGCTCCAGATTCAAAGACTTGCATCTTAGGAGCGAACCAAGGATACTTCATCTCAGGGTTTTCAAATACACCCTTCTGAATGAGAACCCAACCGAAACCAGTGTAGTCAACAGTGAAAGGCTTCTTACGTTTGCCAATACCTTCAACCATCTCATGGTTCATCACACCACCATTGGTACGGAAGTCATCCTCATCCAACCAGTGTGCAA